GATTTCCCATACCTATACCACTTAGGTTTTACATTAGACAATAAAGACCTACCCGCTGCGTCCACTATTTTATTTGTCTTATCTTTTATACAGAACACAGCCCTGTGTTTTTTAAAGTCATAACGGATATCCGCTAAGTTATGGTCATAAGCGTACAAACAATTATTTTCCATTATGTAAGAATAAAATTCAACGGGTAAATTGTTTTTTCTCCAAAATTCTGTTGCTAAAACTATGTCGTGTATCTTATTTAGATCACTACTATCTGTAGTGCTGAAACTACTATAAGACACACCCTCTTTAATAACACCGGATTTAGTACAGTCTGCGTGAAAGCAATAGTATTTGGTACAATCTATAAATCTTGTAATAGATAGGGTTTTACTGTTGTTACAAGAGGGGCAGTCTGTTCTTATAGATTGACCTATATTAATAATTATATTGTTAATATATTCTTCTATATATCTCATATAGAATATATTCCTTTAATATTCGGCAATGGCTCTTTGCTCATAGCACGCAGAAAATTTGGTGTCAAACGTTTTTTTCGCTTGCGTCGAATTTAATTCTGCTATAGGGTGTGAGCATAGTTTAATTTTGTCATGGGAAAAGCGATGAAACCTATAGTAACGATCCACTCTCCAAAACTGTCACCGGCCATTCTGCGACGGTACATCGAATCCACTGTACACACCAAGTTCTTCTCCATCGAATTTGTTAAGGCAGACGGCTCGTTGCGTATCCTCAATGGTAGGCTAGGCGTTAAGAAACATCTCAAAGGCGGCAGAGATTGTAATGACGTAAACAAATATATTACTGTATATGATGTTGGATCTAGAGGGTACAGGAATGTTAGTCTTGCTAATGTAACAGCATTTACTGTAGATAATCTTCGGCACCTGATAGGTCACGATGCGCGTGAACTCTATGATGATACGTTAGGACTAGACAATGGCAGTGCATAGTAAAGCTTTTATAAAGAAGGCTATTGATCTACGCCATGAAGGTCTAACTGCTAGACAGGTAGCAGAAGTACTAAATTCAGAATATGAAGACTATGCTGGTAGAACGCTAACACGAATGGCGATTATAGGGTTATGGAACCGTAATAAGTGGTATAATCCTTTTAAACCAGATAAAGCTAAACCGCGTAAACGTGTAGACTTTGCTGCTATTCTTGAAGATACTTTATCTAAAAAGAAAGGAGATAAATTTAGAATTAGAAAATGTCTTAGGTGTGGGGAAAGAAGAGTAATTGAAAGACCGATGTTCATATGTTCTTTCTGTAAAACTAAAAGATCATATAGGAACGCAGCTTCATTAGGAGATTATACTTACAATGCCTAAATATATAATAAAGGTTACTCAGACAAACGAGTGGGTGGAAGATGAGGCGAATAGTCGTGATGAAGCGGCAAAAGCGGCATATGAAGCTATTTGGGACGAAACTACAGGTAGATATGGTTTTGCTGTAGATATAAAAGAATTTCATCGTCTGGAACATACTACCACCAGCACTATTGAAGGCCCTCTACCAAAGGAAGATTGGTATAAATTAGAGAACGGATTGCCCTATACTTTTAGTGTAGAGAAAGAGGAAAATAGTGAATAGATCAAGATCACGCTCTGCCCCTGCAGAGTTTGTCAATGTAAAAGCAAGGCTAGATGGTAGGTATGTAACTATAGATTTTACAGAACCCTATATAACTTTAGAAAGAGTGGATAAATTATCCTTTTTAGCAGAATTACAATCAGTATTGTCAGCCAAAAAGAAGGAAGTTGAAAAGGATTTGGAAAGTACGCTGGGCTATGGATGAAAAACATAATAAAGGAACTTTCTCTAAACTAGCCGTTATGAACCATTTTGTTACATTAGGATATTATGTATATAATGAAATGAGTAATACTGGCCCTGTCGATTTTGTAGCTATTAATCCTCAAACAAAACAGGTAAGACTTGTCGAGGTTAAAACAGCATCGTTTAGAAAAGCAAATAATACTATGATACATAGGATCTTAAAGCCTATACAAAAAGACTTATCTGTAGAGCTTGTGTATTATAATATTGATACTAGTGAAGTAAAGTATGCATAGGGGTATTTATTATGTACAGAGAAAGAAATAAGAAAAAGGAAAGTCAATCCAAAAAAACTAATCGTAAATCAGAATGGGTAAAACGAGAGATAGACGGTGCTCTTGTGCAGTGGTCTTGGTTTAATGATGCAGAGTTGGGCTTTTATCCTAAGAACTGGATTAGAAGATTTCCCCACTTAATAGATAGAGGCAGATGGGTTATTACTAGAATAAAAAAGAAAGATTAGTTCATCTCAAAATAACGTTTGACCCCCCTTTCCGTTTGTGCTTAGGTGATTAGTACATCAGCAGGAGAACTCAATGTCTCAGGATTACAGAGTAGAGAAGGCCATCGAAGACAAGTATCTTATTTATCTTGATAAGGGCTACTCACCAAAGGTGGCTGAAGCGATGGCTAAGAGAACCATTTTTGATTTAGAATGTGATGCGTTTAATTTACAAGAGGAAGAAAACGATGGCTGTTAGCACTACAATCAGTAACGGGACCGTTTCAAGAAAAGTAAATGAGAACACAGTACATAGTGTAAATAAGATTGTTGTGGAGACTGCGCGTGATAAATATGATAGCGCTGTTACCGAACAGGAAGAGTGGTACACGACTTTCACTGTCATTTCGCATTCTGATTTTACTTTAAGAGGTGCTAATGTAGAAAGTGAAGCACAGACTGTTACTAGAATGTTTTTGACAGATGATGCTAAGCTAGTGATAAAAGTTGATGACCGTGAATATGAATTAACTGCTTCTCTATTAAATCAAGTTGCTGCTGGGTATGGTCTTACAGCAAAGAAATAATGTCGAAAGATAAACAGGAAGAAGAAGTTTTAGTATGAACATTTTTTATCTACATGAAAATCCTTACCCTTGTGCCGTTATGCATTGTGATAAGCATGTGATTAAGATGGTACTAGAAAGTGCACAGATGCTTAGTACTGCACATAGAATACTTGATGGTGATGAGTTTGCAGATAGAAATAATCTATATAAGGCTGCTCATGTAAAACATCCTAGTTCCATATGGGTACGTCAGTCCGCTAAGAATTACCAGTGGCTTGTAGACTTGTGGTATAACTTGGGACAGGAATATTCCCTTAGATATGAAGGTAGAATACACAAGTCTTCTTCACTTGGTGCTTTAACTACACTACCTGTTAATATTCCACAGGATGATGAGTTTACACCACCACCACAATGTATGCCAGATAAGTATAAGCAGGAGAATACTGTACAGGCGTATCGTGATTATTACTGTGGAGAAAAAGCTTCTTTTGCATGTTGGCACGTTTATCCTAACGCGCCATCTTGGTTTAATAATAATGTCGGTGCTTTGGTTTAAAAAATGTCGGCTCTTAACTATGGAAAGTCTGGCAGAGTGAACGCTGTAAGCCGTCGAAGGCACAAGGAATTGTTGTGCTGGAGGTCTGTACTATGCAAAATGCAGCGGGGTGGGTACAGCCACCTAACGGGAGGTTCAATTCCTTCCCTTTCCATCTATTTTCTTTTTATGATTTCGCCACGATGCGCGACCGCCTAATTATCTATTTGAATAAGTTGGTTCAATGTGCTATTCGTTCGAGCATTGTTAATCATTAACAGGAAGTAACCACATGAACGATATTATTTATCTAGATAACAATACCCCTGCAATGCAACAGGCTACGCAGATTAGGAAAGAGAGAACGCAACCCAGAAAACGGGTACACAACGACATACACGACACATCATTATTTGATGACGTTGCCGTTGATATAGGCCCGCTTTACGACGCCCAAAACGCTAAGATGGGTAATGCTTTTGCTCTGTACTATCAGGATGGCGTAAGAGCTTCGGAGAGTGCGGTATCCGGTACGTACTCTTTAACTAACCATGCGCCGCTGTATCAGCAGCACGCAGACCTGATTAAGTATCAATCCGATTTGCCTTGGCAGAACGTTGAGGTAACTGACGAGCTTTCCGACAATGGTCTAAAGGCTAGGCGTTCAATCAAGTATCTAGACGCAGTAGTGGACATTGGATCGGGTGATCCCATTAATTGCCGTTCTGATATAATCAATTCTGTCAATATGACTTGGGCATTTCAAATGTTTGCGGGTGCCTATCGTGATCTATGTGAGAATAGCATGGTGTTTGGTGGTGTTAAGTCTGGCTATGCAAAGAAGAAACATACGAAGCATTTTGCACAAATGAAGAGTGCGCTGCTGAATACCGCTAATAGTACCTTGCATACCTTCGCTACGCAGACTGAACGGTTTATGCAGTGGCATAACACGAAACTTAATGACGATGACGCAATTAGGTTTATTCGCAGTCAGTGTGATAACCGGACAGACGATCAAAAACGCTGGGATGAAATTGCAGAGAGTAAACAACCCTCAGTGTTTTACGATCCAACGGGCAACGTACTGAATGAAGAAGACGAGAACCTTAATAAAAAGAAGTTCTACGCCCTATGCTCTCTCTGGGAAGAATACTCAAAAGGCTACTCTCAAGGTGGTGGTCTTGGTCGTAATGTCTGGGCTTTGTATAATGTGTTTACGCATTGGTCTACCCATACGCACGACAGCGTAGTATATCAGGATGGCAAGGGTGAAATGAAACAGCACGCATTAGGAAGAGATACCAAAAACCTAATGCGTACTGAGAGTGGGAAAGATTACAGCATTCTCGCTCAGAAGGACCGCTCACTGGTGGTGGCGGTAATGTTAACCAGCCCGCAATGGCAAAGCTTAGCGGCATAATAGGAGGTAGATATTGAGGAAATAATAACGTTAGCGTATAAATGCACTGTAGTAGTAGTGTGCGTTGTAGGACTATTATTACTTTTTAATCTTTAACTTAGGAGGCCACATGGCTACCAAAACAAACGAAAACGACCAGTCTTTTCAAATATCTGCTGTGTCAGAAATGCGCGAGGCTGCTCGTATTTATTTTGAAAAATCGGGTATTAATTATGATGTCGCTATTAACTTAGCTGGTGGCGATAGAAAATTAATCAGCAATGCTATACGCGCATTGTGTAAGGAATATGTCCAAAATAATCAGGGACAAAAAGGGTAGCATTACTGGTTACCAAGAAGACACTAGACCTTCTCCCTAGTCTAGTGTATAACTTGATCGCTGCTCTTAATTGAGTGGCGATCCTTTTTCATTAATTATGGAGTAGTAAAATGAGTAAAGTTTTAACATCCCCTGAGCGTTTAGAAATAATTGGTTTTCTGCGTGAATGCCAAAGAGAACGCTCGGTAGTACGTTTAGTTGATAAACACGGGGAAGTACGAGCTTCGCAGGATGTATTGCCAGTTGATGTATCTCCCTACAAAATCGACCCGAACGAAGACTATTGGCACTATGTAACTGCGAACGGGGAATATATGCGTAGCCCCTCGCGGTTTGTTGCTAAAGTGCAAAAAGCACTACGTTTAACAATCTCTCCCACTGTCGCTACCAAATTGTTAAAGACCGTATGCGGTACACCCCTTATAAATAAAGGTGCCAGTCAGGGCTTAGAATTAGGCGTGGGGCTGGTGTATGTCGGGGACGTAACGTTATCCCCTGATGATGTACAGCTAATCCGCTCTTTGGATAGCGTACAAGAGGTATTTGAGGCAGTAGAAGATTATGTTGCGCGATTGCCTCAACACCGTGATCGATCCCGCCGCCTCAAAGGATTTTAGCGTTTGACGACCTATAGCGTTTAGCGCTACAACTAGACCGCTGCTTTTAATTAAGTAGCGGTTTTTTTTAATCAACTAAGGAATAGAATTAAATGAGCATGAGCAAAAAGCACTACACTGCATTAGCCGATTTAATCAAAGACTATAACGTTGAGCGTTTAGTTGTTTCGGTTATTAGTAACGCTCCGCAGCGGAGAAGCATGGAGAGTGCTGCGCTGCTAAAACTGGTGCGGGCATTTTCCGCCTACATGAAAGAAGACAACCCAAAGTTCAGCCATTCGCGCTTTATGGCTAGGGTTTTTCCGCTTGGTGGTGTTGTGATTGAGAATGACTACACGGGGATCGATCAGGTTGCAGAAGATCTTACCAACAATTACGAGCTTGTAGGCGATAAATACGTGCCAACCAGTGCAGCGGCTAAACGTCACAATCAGTTATTAAAAGAAGAGTACGCTTCATATATGGAGGCAATTAACAATGGTCAGCATTAATGATTGGTGGCTGCAAGAACTATCCAAAAAAGCACAATTTGATGACATACAGGAGATTAATATCATTATGAAACCCCAGAATAAAACAGAATACGCAGAACAAATTGCTGATGAGTTCAGAACAATATGGACTGAGCTACATCTAGGCGATGATGAAGAGGCAGAGAGTATTGTTGCAGAAGTATTTCAGAAGGCAGGGATACGTATCACTCGAAAGGATAGCGCATGAGTGCGCGAGTATCTAAACGGGATCGCTGCTGGAATTATGGAGCGTATCTAATTGTTGGCTTTGTGGCGGGATATATAATCGCGCAATTCTAGCGTTAAGCATAACAACAAACTGGGGAGCTTTTTAGCTCCTCTTTTTTTATGGGGAATTGTGGTGCGAATAATAATTAGTGAATTGAAAAGCTTAGCAGTTGTGTGAATGTGTGGAGTGTGGCTGCGTGCCAAATGATACGCCCGTCACCCATCAACGTATCCAATTTTAGCGGTAGGAATTGTCAATGTGATTTGCACACAAGGGGAGTGCGTGCGCGTATATGATTGTGGGAAAATACAGGGGAAGGAATAGGTGATATTAGCGCCAGCAAATCGCAACGTATAATATATATTATGGATATTTAAAATTGTTGTTTAAAATCAAAGACTTAGCAAAAATAGGCGCATTGGGGCGCGTATGGGCCACCCCGGTCCCCCCACATCTTCATGCAACTGCCCCATAATTTTATTAGTTTTTATGGCTTATACGCTTTCTAGAATAAATCTTCTTATTTTTCAATACCTTATGGCCTAGTACTGCTAATTCCTTGTAAAAAGGATTGCGGTTTTTTAGATTTTTTATAGGTTTTTTATTTTTTTTCATAAAAAAAAGCAGTTACCCGATTTCTACACGCCTCCTTGAACAAGAGAGGTCGGGAGCTACTGCAAAAGCTTTGTAATATTATTACCCAAATCGCTAAGTTTATAGGGATTTCTATACCTACCTCTATATATTACCCCTCTCGCAAACCTTTCCTTTATTATACACCCAATTTCGCATTCTGTCAAGTAAAAAATGCATTAATTGTAATTTTTTTATTGACAAGTCTTGTATGGTGACTATAATAGGTAAGTAGCAGACCAATCTACACTCTATCATCAAACACTTAGTAGTTTATTATAAAAGAGAGCAAGGAGATTCTTGTCTGCTATCCAGTTTTAGGACTTTAAATGTCTGATAGGTATCAGGGACCGTATTCTGCATTTTATATGATGACAAATTCAAAACCTAGTTTCTGTGCTAATTGTAAGCATCCATGCCATTGTGAAGGTTCTGGTAAATGTATGGCTGGTGAACTGGAAGTACATCAGAAAACATGGGAAACAAAAACTAAAGAATGCAAATGCACAGAATGCAAATGCAAGAAGATGTACACAGACCCCAAATGGGGTGAAACTACTACGGGAATGGAATAATGGATAAAAAAACAAGAATAGAACTGCTTAGTGAGGCCCAGAAAGAACGCGATAAGAAAAAATCAGGAATAAAAAACACAAAAAAACAAATGTCTTCGGGCGAGCTATATATGTTTATTGAAGGTCAAGACCTTAAAGCATGGAAAAAGGATAGACGTAAATTTGGTGATCTGGGAAAAGCAGGAGAAGATGAGAGGGATAAGAACGTCTCAGCCAGAAAAAAACAGAGAAAGATTGATGAAGGGTTACTCGTTGAATATGGAAAAGCTGCCCCAAAAGCGCGTACCTTTCGTACACCAAAACCTAGACCAATGTCTAAAGAGGCATATAAAAAGGCACAACTAGCAAAAGATAAAGCTAGGGGTGGTTCTGTTAAAAAATACGCCACAGGCGGTATGGTTCCCGCTTATGATACTGCTACTATGAAGGTAGCGCCTAAACCCGCACAAACTCAACCCCCTATGCAGGTTGGTACGATGGGTAATAGCAATATTAAAAAGTACGCCGAAGGCGGGGGAGTGCGTAAAGTAAAGTACTAAAATGAACTTAGTTACTACATTGACTGCAATGGTAGCAGCAGGAGGAATAGCGGGTTCTGGGTACTTCTTAGAAGATCGTTATGCAAATAAACAGCAACTAGCACAATTAGTAGGCGGTAATTCACAACAAATAGCTATTATTCGTATAGAATTAGCTAAACAATCAAAAAATAAGGCTTTATTAAGTCGTTTATGTACAGACTTTATACAAGTTCATAAATGGCAACCATCAGCCTGTAAGCAATAGAGAAAGGATATTTTGAATGGAATGGTTAAAACAGCGTTTTATGGAGCCGTCTAGTTACGCAGCAGTAGGCGCTGCTGTTATGGGTATTGGTATTATTATCAATGTCCCACTCTTAGCACTTGCTGGAATTATAGGTGGTATTGCTGGCTTTATTCTAAAAGAAAAGGGAATAATCTAGATGATAACTAGTCTCTTACCTAAAAAGCCTAAAAGAGACTATACGGAAAAACAGGTAGCCTTTTTAGATGCTATTGTTTCTAACGGGGGAGATATTGGTAAAGCACTTGAAATTGCCGGATACTCCCCTAACTCTCGTAATTCTGTAATTAGCTCTTTGAGAGAAGAGTTAATAGAAAAAGCTAACCAAGTTTTAGCAACACATTCAATAAAAGCTGCTTCTCATTTAGTTAATACTATGGATGATGGAGAAGGAGAAATGCCTCGTGCAGAAGTTAGATTAAAGGCTGCAGAGTCTATACTTAATCGCGTAGGTATAGGCCGTAGGGATACAGTAGAACATAATGTTACGGCCATACATGGAGTAGTTCTTTTACCCTCTAAAGATACACAGCAAGAGCCTCTTATTATAAATCAGGAATCTTAATGTGATTAATATTTCTTACTTTGTTAAAATTGATCTTAAACCTTATGATCCTCTAGAAAAGAAGTTTAATAAACATGCTCTGTATGAGTATAAAGATGGTAAAATAGTTACTAAAGAAATTCAGGTTCTTCCTGTAAATTCAGAAATGCAAATATAATAGAAAAGGTATGGAATAATGGCTGAGAGAACGTTAAGAGGAGGAGCAGGAGGACGGAGATCAACTCGTAGAGATGCGGAAATGTTAGGAGGAGGAGCAGGAGGACGGGAACCAACTCCTGAAGATAGAGGGCAGTGGGAAAAACGGATGAAAGGGTTAGAAAATACAAGTTGGGCCTTGACTCCTGAAGGATGGGATGCTGCAAAAGAAGCAGCAGATCAGCTTCTTGGGGTTGTTAGAGTAGGCGAATCCGTGACACCTAGAACAACAGATTTTGATCCTCCAGCAGTCTTTGATGATGAAGAAAGGGTCTTTAGGGTAAGCTTACATCCAAGGGATACAGAGGCGGGAGATGTGAAGAGGCCATCTCCTAGAGGACAAGAAGTAGCAAGAGGCGGTAGAATATCAAAAAAGCCAAAAACCTATTATGGTGGTGGTAGAGTTAAACAATACGCTAAAGGCGGTGGGGTTCGTAAACCAAAATTAAAGTAATGGCAAAACTAAGTGTAAAAGGCAAACCGCTAAAATATAAAGCAGGTCGCACTACAAACGCAGGAAGGACCGTTTATGTTAAAGGACTGGACTTTGGGGCAGAACTAGTCTCAGAAAAATCTAAAACACTTAAAGTGGATGGTAAGTATATTAACGTACCATCCATTCATAACGGTGAAATATTTACTGTTCCTCAGTTAAGAACCCTTTTACGAAACAAAGAAATAGAACCTACTTCAACGCATGATACCTTTAAAAAGGCTGTGAACGAGGCAAAAGAGCGTAGTCAGAATATGACAATGACTAAAAACTATGCAAAAGGCGGTGAGGTTCGTAAACCGAAACTAAAATAGTGGTAGCAAAAAGTAAAAGAAAAACACAAACAATTAAAGTAGTATTTCATAAAGGAAAGACTCTTGGAAGATTTAGATCACCAGAGCGCAGACATAGAAAAAATATTAGAAGAAAGCCCCCTGCCTTTGGTTGATAAAGCGGATACAAGAGAAGAGCCTGTAAAGAGAAGTAGAGGTCGTCCTAAACTTGAAGAAGGACAAAAGGGAAACTATAATATCTCTACGAGGGAACGTGCAAGAAGACAAACACGAACTACTATACGAAATGCAAAAAAGGCTAGGGATAAAGCACAAAAGGCGGCAAACAGAGCTACAACCAAAGAAAAAAATTTAAAAAAGGTAGAAAATGCTCTCTTTAATAGTAAAGGTCCAAAAGTATTAGAACAAAACATTCTAGATAGTGTTCCAAAGCCAGTAAGAGAATTAGTAGAGGACGAGGCAGAGGTTGTCTTTAAGCCGAATACAGGCCCCCAAACCGATTTTTTGGCGAGTCCTGAAAGAGATGTTTTTTATGGTGGTGCTGCTGGTGGGGGTAAATCTTTTGCTCTTCTTGCTGATTTGCTCCGCTACTGTGATAATACCAATCATCGCGCCCTTATAATTAGACGTACTCTAGACGAACTTACAGAACTGGTTGATAAAAGTAAGCAGCTATATCCCAAAGCTTTTCCGGGGGCTGTATTTAGAGAATCAAAAGCTATGTGGCAATTTCCTTCAGGAGCAACTGCATGGTTTTCATATCTGGATAAAGATAAAGACGTAACAAGATATCAGGGTCAGGCGTTTACATGGATTGGTATAGACGAAATAACACACTATCCTACTCCCTATGTATGGGAATACTTACGCTCTAGACTTCGTACAACAGATCCTGAAATACAAGCGTATATGCGCTGCACTGGAAACCCCGGAGGAGTAGGAGGTTGGTGGGTTAAAAAAATGTATATAGATCCTGCGTCACCTAATACGCCTTTTGCAGCTACAGATGTAGATTCCGGTAATGCGTTACTTTGGCCGGATACGGCTACAAACGGAAAAGCAGGTCAACCACTGTTCCTTCGTAAGTTTATTCCTGCAAGGTTGACCGATAACCCCTACCTAGCGCAAAGTGGCGAATATGAAGCCATGTTAAGGTCGCTCCCAGAGGTCGAAAGAAGGCGGCTTCTAGAAGGGGATTGGGATGTTGCAGAGGGGGCGGCATTCCCAGAGTTTTCCCGCAACATTCATGTTGTGGACGCCTCACAGACACAGATTCCGACTAACTGGTTGCGCTTACGCGCGGCAGATTACGGTTATAGCGCCCCCGCCTGTGTTCTGTGGGGCGCGGTAGATTGGGATGATAATCTCTGGATATACAGAGAGTTCTATGGAAAGGGTCAGACAGCAGAAAATTTAGCGCGTATTGTTTCTAACTTTGAGGGGGAAGATCCTACCATGCACTATGCAGTTTTAGACTCTTCTTGTTGGAATAGAACGGGTACAGGACCATCAATAGCAGAGACAATGATACGTGCTGGTATTCGCTGGACACCTTCAGATAGAAATAGAATGGCAGGTAAGATGGAAATTCATCGTAGACTACAAGTAAATGATATGACACAAGAGCCGCGTATACGTATACTAGATTCTTGTCCTAATCTTATTCGTACTCTATCGGGATTACCCCTAGCTAAAAATAATTTAGAAGATGTAGATACAAAAGCAGACGATCATGCCTATGATGCTTTACGGTATATGTGTATGACAAGGGCTAGAGGACACCTTACTATAAATAGTATGATGAATGCAATAAAAAATAAAAAACCAGAACCTTTTGACTCAACGTTTGGATATTAATAGTGGCTAAAAAGAAGAAATTAAAAACACCCGTAGCTCCAAAAGCAATAAGGGATGCTCTTGGGGGAATAGGTCCAAGTTTTCTTAATCCAAATATATCGCCTGAAGATCAACCGGGTTTTGAACGACCTCCAAAAAAGACGCCAACGAAAAAGCCAGTGGACGTTGACGTTAGAGAAAAAAAGCGTATCAGAAAGCAAGTTGATAAGGCAAGAAGAGCAGACCTTGAAAATACTACATCTGTACGCCGCGATAGCCGTGTTTTACCCCCAATTCGTAAAAGAGTCATAGAGACTATGTTAACAGAAAATCTTACTTGGAATCAGGGTCTTAATTTACTTGAATCTAAGTTTGGTAACCAGCGGCTAAGCAATAATGTAATTATAGATTTTATTGATGCAGCAAGGGAAGCTGGCTTTGATCCCGATGGTAGAGCTTTTAAGGAGTTTAGTCATAGTTATCTAATTATAGGAAGAGATCGGGATGTTGCAAGAGATAAAAAATATATTGAGTCTCTTGAAACTGAGGCTGCACGTCAGGACCGGATCGAAGCTGAACGCCGCCCAGTTGGTCCAGTTGGTGCAGCACACTACCTAGAACAGGGTATAAAAACAGTAAATATTGGAGATCACGAATTTAGCTTAGAGCCTTCCACAGAAGGGGGGCGTGAGGATGTAGCGGGTACTAGACGAGAATTTCCTAATTATAATGCTTTCGCGCAAGCAAGAGAGAGAGGAGAAGTAACAGGTCGCCCAGAAGTAGACGGTAAAGGAAGAGTATTTGGTATTATAGCCGAAACATTTGAGAATTTTGAACCTGAATCTGAACGATACATTGGAACAGAATCTAGTTCTGCAGCGGCTTCGAGGCAAGGAGAAAGTAGAACAAAAGGAAGGGCATTACCTGAGAATTATGAACCTGAATTTGAACGAAAAACAGAGGTAAAGATACGCCCCAGTGAAAGAGATGCATATAAGAAAGCATTTAGTTCTGCTATGGATCAGTGGAATGAGAGAAACATTAATTTTATGAATATTCTATATACTGAACTTAAAAATACAGGAGATAAAATTTGGACTCCTGAAAAAGTAAAAGAAATATCTGATTATCTACATGATAAGGGATTATTAGTTCAAGATAGAAATGTATCTCGTTTAATGACATCTTCTAATATATCAAAAAGGGAAGCTCCTTTACATTATAAACCCTCTAAAAAGTGGTACAAAGATGGCTTTAAAATATTTGATATTTATGATAACGAGAATATCATAGTACATAATTTTGTTCACCAAGCTGCTAAAGGAGAAATTGGTAAAACAAAATTAGAGTCAAAACCTAAAAATGAGACTCTTTCTAAGATTGCTAGAAAAGCGGCTAGATACGGCGCTAAAGCTTTTCTTCCAACGGCAGCGGCTTATACGATGTATGATGCATTCACAAATAGTATAGCTGAAGCTTTAGGTATTAATCCACTAAACGTAGGACACAAAACTACACTTCTACCAGAAGAACAAGAATATTTAGAAACGATTCAAGATAGATCAAAAGGTCTAGAAAAAGTAAGACAAGCAGATGAAAGTACCTTTAGAGCTATGGAGAAAAGACCAGCCTCCTTGCAAAGATCAAGAGGCTTTTTACATTTAGATTAAAAGAAAGGAAAATCTATGTATACGTATGGTAAAGATTATGTTATGGGACTTATGAAAAAACAGGGTGAGCTAAGTCCTGTTCCTGATAAGGTTCTACACAGAGAGAAAAAAGATGCAGTAATTGCTGGCCCTATGAATAGGGATAAGCAGATTGTTGATATGCCTCGTAAACCAGATCCCAAAAATAAGTTCGATCCTGCTGTATTTAAAATGGCAGATAAGAAAGACTACTAAAATTTTTTTTAGGATAAAATACAATGCCACTGGATGATACACCGTTTGGTGATGTTCCAGCCGTATTACTATTAGATGAAGCTAACAATAATATTGTTGGAGAAGTTAAATCTAAATTTAATGATGCGGAACATGGTCGTTATCAGCATGAACAACGCTGGCTAAAGGCGTATAAAAACTTTAGGGGTATTTACGACAGCAATACTCAATTTCGGGAATCGGAAAAGAGTAGGGTTTTTGTTAAAATTACAAAAACTAAAGTTTTAGCCGCTTATGGTCAAATAATAGATGTTCTATTTGCCAATAAGAAATTTCCTGTTGTTGTAGAGCCTACTCCTGTACCTGAAGGAGTAGCAGAGTTTGCTCACCTAGATACTAAAAATCAACAACAGCCCCAAGAACAACCTACTAGTCCTTATGGATTTCCGGGGGACGGTAGGGAACTACCACCCGGAGCAATAGAAGCAAGTTTTCCAAAGAAGGATGCTAATTTTCTTGGGGGATTAAGTTCTAAATATGAAGATGCTAATTTAGCAGAAGGCCCTTCTACTTTGGGTGAGCCGCAAATTAGCCCTTCACGAGAAACTTCTAGGCTAATGGAAAAGACAATCCATGACCAGCTACATGAAAATAACGCTATAAATATTCTTAGACATGCCCTTTTTGAGTGTACGCTTTTAGGAACAGGGATTGTAAAAGGCCCTCTTAATGAGAATAAAACTATTCATAGATGGGGTGAAGATAGAAAGTATGAACCCTATTTAAAAATGGTTCCTCGTTTAGAATCGGTTAGTTGTTGGGATTTTTATCCCGACCCTAGTGGTACTAGTGTTGAAGATTGTTCTTATGTAATACAGAGACATAGGCTTAATAGAGCACAATTACGCGATCTAGCAAGCAAGCCTTTTTTTAGATTAGACAATATTAGAGCCTGTTTAGATATGGGTCCAAACTATGATGATAAGTATTTTGAAGAAACTATTAGAACTGAAAACTTAGAAGCTCATTCTAATAGAGATAGATTTGAAATTCTTGAATACTGGGGAACGCTTGATTCTAAACTAGCAAGGGATTTAGGGTTAGAGGTGCTTGTTGAAGAGTCTATGGAAGTACCTGTTAATCTATGGATATGTGGAAATTTAATTTTAAGAGCAGTATTAAATCCATTTGTACCTTATAAAGTTCCTTACTTTGCAGCACCCTATGAGATTAATCCTTATCAACTATTTGGTGTTGGTGTTCCTGAGAATATGGAAGATGCACAACTACTTATGAATGGGCATGTACGTATGGCTATTGATAATTTAGCTCTTGCTGGAAACGTTGTATTTGATGTAGATGAAGCATCTCTTGTACCCGGACAAAACTATGATATTTATCCGGGCAAAGTATTTAGAAGGCAGTCTGGTGTAACAGGAACAGCTATTAATGCAGTTAAATTTCCAAATACTGCAGGTGAAAATTTACAGATGTATCAAGCGGCAAGGCAATTAGCAGATGAAGAAACAGGGTTGCCTAGCATAATGCATGGTCAAACAGGAGTATCTGGTACTGGACGTACTGCCTCTGGGCTTTCGATGTTATTAGGTGGTGCTAATCTTAGTATAAAAACAGTAATAAAAAATATAGATGATTTCTTGTTAAAACCTATGGGAGAAAGCATGTTTCATTGGAATATGCAATTTAATGATGAATCTCCAGAGATAGTTGGAGATTTAGATATTAAACCACAGGGAACTGCAGCAGTAATGCAAAAAGAGGTACGTAGTCAGAGATTAACGGCCCTTTTACAGACTGTAGCAAATCCGATGTTAGCACCATTTATTAAGATTCCTAATCTTGTTCGTGAACTAGCAATATCTCAAGACATTGATCCTGATTTATTAGTAAACGATGTAAATGATGCTCAAATTTTTGCAGAAATATTGAAGGGTTTAAATGCTGAACAAGGAAACGTACAAGAAACTCCTCCCGCTGGTCAACCACCCGGCGGCATGGGACAGTCTGGAGGATTACCTCAAGGGCCTGAAGGAACGCCAACTGGTCCTGCTGACGCAGGAACAATCGGACTTAGAGATGAGGCGGCTGCAGGGCAAGGTGCAGGTGGTGGATCTCCTCCTATCCCTCAAGGTGGCGGTTAATGAGCAAAGGAAAGTACACATAAAAGATGGCTGATCTTGCAGAAGTACTTAGAGAAAAGGGTGTAGGTTCTGGGGTTTCTATTTCTGGGGGTATAGATTTAGGATCTAAACCTGCTACTGTTTCTTTACCAAGCGCAGGTATTAATGTTGGAAGAGTTAGTCCTCTTGAGATTGGGGATATAGGAGTAGATCCTAAAAAGAAAAAGAAAGACCCTTATATATCTGGTGGACAGGTAACACAAGCAGTAGAAGATTATTTTAAAGATATAATAGATGGTACAGATACAAAGGAT